TGTTTCAACCTGGTCACTAGTTTCGGCTAAAGTTTTAGGAAATATCATAGTTCCCGAAACAGTGATAAAAAATAATACTAAAAATAGTTTAAAACTCTTCATCATATTACTATAGCATATTTAGTTGTTTTGTCAATGGTTATTTAAATAAATATTTGGGTAAGAAGTAACAATTATGGTGGATTTTTCAGTTTTTAAGATAAAAGATTACAACGATATTCCTGGAAAAATATCAGAAGAACAGTGTTTGGAAATAATCGATATTGCGAAATCTATACCAAAAAACTCTACAGTAATAGAAATAGGATGTGCATGGGGAAAATCCACGTGGGCATGGATGACTGGTTTACCTGTAGGAACAAAATTTATTAGCATCGATCCTTTTAAAGATGATATTCGAAATGCAAAACAACGACAATTAAAAAAGCAACGTGAATTAAGAAAGAACAATTCCATGGCTCTTAATATTTTAAATTTTTGGGAAAATAAAACTGTGCATGAAACCATTACCAAAGTTCTTAAATATCATCCAAGGAAAGAATTGATAGATCATCAAATATTCCATGGGACAAGTGATGATTTTGACTTGTCAAATATTAGCAGATTAGCATGTGTTTATATCGATGGTGACCATACGTATGATTATTTGACACGTGATTTAGAAAAATATGGAAGTATAAGCAAAATTATATGTGGTGATGATTATAAACCACTAAATACTCCAATTCCACATACTCCATTAATCGATGTAGTAAATGCAGTTAATGATTACAGTAAAAGAACTAATAGAAAACTTTCAGTTAATTTAAGATCTAGTTTTTGGAAACTATTGTTAGATAAATAATTATATGAAAATCAATGATATTATAAGCGAATGGAAGGGTAAAGTACCCAGTTCTGTGTGTAAAAGTGATAAAAAACTTGGTGCATCAGATGAAGCAAGTTGTAGATCACAGGGTTTTCGTGCTAGAGATAGTGGTAAAAAACATGATGGTAAAACTTTAAGAGGTAAAAAAGTACGTGGCCAAAAATATGGCGGTCCTCTTAAAGATTATTCTTAGACTTATTTTTTAATTTATACAATTCCTCGTTAAGTTCTTTTACTCTTTTGTACAAAGAATATTTTTCTTTAACTTCATCTTGTATAGTTCTTTTTAGTTGGTTGATTTGATCATCTTTTGCAAGTAAAGACCTACGCATTTGTTCCATTGGATCGTCTTCGTGATTTTTCCAACCGTACTGTGTTTTTTTATCTTGTGCTTTTGCTGTATAATTCGGCATCATCTAATCCTGCTACTCTTAATTTTACAATGTTGTTGATTTGAAATTGCTTGGCATCAATTGCTTTTAATAAACCAAGATACTTATTACGCACAAGAGCAAATTCATTTATAAGTTGACTCATAGTAACAACCTCGTCTTCTCCATCAATATACTTTTCAGCATCTCTTGATGTTAAAGCTCTTTGATATGCTTCTAAGAACTTCTTATAATGTCTTGCTCTCGTCTTACGTAATTCTATGTTAAGGTGTTCTAGTATAGCTTCTATTTCTTGTAGTTGATTAAACCTGTGTTCAACTACTCCGGGTATTTGAGAAGCATTACGTTCAATATTACCTACCAGTCCTGCTTCTACCCTAGCTTCTTCTAGTTCTTTCATATAATGATCAATACAATCTGGCAACTTACCTAAATCTTTTGAAATTAGTCCATACCAGTTAATCATTAATATTCCTCATCTTCATCGTCAAAGGAGTCGTCCTCTTCCATTTCACCAAACACTTCATTGTATGCATCATGTAAATGGTTTGAAGCAGAGAACACTTCTCTCCAGTCTTGTTCGTCGGCACCATAATCATCAATTATATTGACATATGAAATTGCCGCATCAAGTCTATCTTTCGCAGGAATATAACTTTTAAGTTTATCCCAAGCTTCTAATAATACCTGAATGTCTTCTGTCATATTATGCCTCCGCCTCTGCAGGCTCCTGTTGTTCTACATCAGATTTGACTGTATCCCATTCCGCCATTATAAGATCAAGATTTTCACCTGTCCAATCTTTTCTATAATGCTTATGTTCTTTGCCAAATCTATCAACATATTTAAGTCTATTGCCTTCTTTAACTAATAAACCTTTTTTCTCACAAAGATCAACCAATCCACTATATGGATCCATTCCTGCTTCGTATGGAATTTTAACCTGTACAGATTCAAACGGTTTATTAAATCTTGTTTTCATAACTTTAACTGCTGATCTAATTCCTGTCACATCAGATATTTTATTTCCAGATTCATCTTCTTTTAATTTTAATTTTTTCATAGCAACTACAACTGAACTTGCATATACAAATCCTTGTCCGCCACTAATTTTGTCATCTGGATCAAACATATCTTGTGATGCGTATGTATGATTTGTTGCTACTAAACCAATGTTTAATTCTGCAAACATATTAACACAATTTCTAATAAGTGCTGTTAGTGCCTTAGGTTTTCTACCCATATCACCTTTTAAATCACCCTTATCAAATTGATCTTTATCTGTTTGCGTTAGCAACATACCTAAACTATCTATTACAAACATGACTTTTGGTCTTTCACTTTGTTCTAAAGATCCATAATCATTCCTATAGTTTATTACAAATTCAGAAATAGTTTTTGCTACATCATCAATCATTGCAACGTTAATACGCATTAGTTTTTCTGGTGATGTATCTACTTCAAGTGCTTGTAGCCATCTTTCATCTAATGCATTTTCTGAATCAAAAACAATACAAAAAATACCTTTGTCTTGTGCGTTTTTTATAATATTACCAGAAGCAATCAAACTTTTACCCGAACCTGATTCTCCTGCTAACATAGTTACTCTTCCTAATGGAACACCTTTGTTAAAATCGCCACTAATCAAATAGTTTAATGTATAATTACCTGTTGATATCCATGTATCTGGATCAGAATCAAAACCTGTAGAGATACCACCAATACTTTTTGTTATTGACTTTCTAAATTTACTTACGTCAAATGGTCTTACCATAACTTCTCCTTATCTGTAATAGTGCATGATTTCTCATGCACCACTACTATACTATATTTTACTTGTTTTGTCTAGCTCTAATCATAGCCAAAATATCATCTGCTGATGCTTTTGACTTATCGTCAGTTGCTGTTGCTGTTGCTGTAGCAGTTGCCATTTCTGGTTGTGCCGCAGGTGCTTCTGCCTGTGGAGCAGGAGCAGTTGTTGCCGCAGGTGCTTCTGCCTGTGGAGCAGGAGCAGTTGTTGCCGCAGGTGCTGTTGCAGTTTTATTTGCATTTGCACTTGATGCCATGCCAGCTGGTCTATAATACTGACCAAATCTGCTTTCATCATACAACTCACCATCAACTGATGCTTTAAACATTTCTGCAATAATTTTAACTTCCTCTGCAGAAGGTTTCTTAGGAAGATAATCAGCTAGATTATGTAATCCATTTGTGTCAATTGCTGATCTTTCACTGTCACTTACTGATCTTTCTTTGAAAGACCAAGTTGAAGTTGAATAATCTGCATATCCACCTTTTTGAGTTTTAGTTAATTTAAAGTCTCTACCTTTATCAATATCAGTTGGCAAATCTTCCATATCTGGATTCATTAATGCTGATCTAATAATGTTAAAGATTGACGGATTAATTACAAAACGTCTAACTGGATTCTCTGGTGTTGAATCTTCTTCAAGTGGAGAGTTAACAACAAAACCTTGGAAAATGTATGAACGTTTTTTCCAGTATTTTCTACCCATGTCTTCTAGACTTGGATCTTTAAACCATGGACGAATTTCACTTAATACTGGACATGGTTCTCCCCACATCTCCATACAAGGAACTTGTACTGTAGTTGGTTTTGCTTCAGACTGACCTTTGATACCAGCAAATGGTAATCTAATCATTTGTCTTTCAACCCAAAAGAAAGTATTATTTGGATCTTTGTCTGATAAAAATCTTAGTGTTGCTGTTGTGCCTTCAGGAATATTCCAGAACGGATAAATTGCGTTGTCGCCTCCTGAACTATTTGGTGAACGTTTTACTTCTTGTTCTTGAAGTTTTGCTCTTATTTCTGCTAAAGTTGCCATAATGTTTTCTCCTATATTAGCCTATGTTAGCCTATGTTTGCCTAAATTAAATAATGTTCTATTTAACATTATCTACTAGTATATTTATTATTTTTGATTTTGTCAAGTGGTTTTTTGAAGAAAAAGAACCATAGCATAGAAGCCTTAGGTTCTTTGTTGGGAGGGTGGTTTAAAGACCTGCTAGATCTTTAATTCTTTGAATATCTTTGTCTGCTTGTTCGTTGACTTCGTAACCTGCATTTGATAATGCACCAACTACTGCCATTTTTGGACTCATTGTGTGAATGTTTACACCACCTTGCATCATTTCATTTGGTTCACACTGTGCTTTAATGCCACCTTTTGCAAGATCATATTCCATCTCTTCACAATCTTTTTCTGAAATTCCTCTGTCCATGTCGTAGTCGCCATCAACTTTAATTGTGTGCATGTATGGTTCTGCTGTACCTTCATAACCACTTGCTTCTGTTTTTGATTTTTCCATGTCATCAGCAATTTTGTTTAACCATTCTGGCTCTGATGGATGTCTGTCACCATCTGATACGTCAGCATAACCAATACCGTCTGCTTCTTTTCTTAGCATTGCAACAATTTCTTCTGTTGATTTGCCAGCATATACACTTTTTGGATCTTTGATATCGTCTTGTACAGCATCTCTGTAATCTTCAAACTCTTGCTGTGCGTCCATGGCCATACCTGCTAGTTCACTTTGTGACATGCCCATTTCTTCTGGTGCATTCTTTTTAATTCTTTCCATGTCTTCTGGTGACATTGGATTTTCTTTCATGCCTTTTTCTTTTGCTTCAGCATCTAGTTCTGCTTTACGTCTCATAATTTCTTTTTTAAGCTCTTCATCTTTGTGTGTGTTTGGATCCATTTGTAAATCTTGTATTGCTTTTTTCTTAGCCATGTAATCTTCTTTGTCTTTGATATCACCTTCTTCAACAAATGACTCATCTTCACCAAATGGTGCAACTGCTTCTTCTAGTTCTGCTTCTGGATTAGGAACAACATCTTCTGCTTTTGGCAATGCTTCTGGTTCTGGTTTAACTGTTTTCATTTGTAAACCTTTTACGATCGCCGCCGCTGTTGCTTTTTCCCAATCTTGAATTTTATAAATTTCTGGTTCTCTGTTAATTTTCATTTGGATGTTTGGATCAGTTGCGTATTGTGTATACTTGTCTGAAAGTCTTGCAAGGAACACACTCATTTCATCATCTTTAATTTTTGCCGCTAAATCTGAAAGTCTGTAGGCAATCTTTGCATCTTTGTTTGTAAAGCTACCCACTTTTTCTGGATCATATTCTTGTTGTGTAGCATTTGGTTGATGCATATCAATTTCATCACCTGCTTTAATCTTTGCCATGATTCTTTGTGCAATTGCTTTTGATGAATTATCTTGTTCTTGTTTTGCTTCATCCATGATTGATTGTAATAATGGAAGTACTTCACCAATTTTTTCTTCAAATTTTGTAACTGTAAATTTACCTTTTAACTCTTCTAATGCTTCGATTGAAGGTTCCACAGTTTCTGTTGCTTTGTAATTTTCTTTAAATTCTGAGTAACCACTTGCAGTTGTTAGTTTATGAATTGATTTTTTAATGTCTGCAATTTTATTATCCACTAATGGTAATACATCTGCCGCTTGTTCCTGTACTTGTGAAAAACGTCTCGCAAATTTTGTTACTTCTTTTAATTTTGCTAATTGATCTGATAAATTAATAATTGCTTCACCTAACTCGTCATGTGGTTTACCACCAGCATGTACGTGTCTTGCCATTGCTCTAGCACCGTTAAGGTGTATATGAGGATACTTAAATCTTTCACCTTCTGATGTTTCAACAAAAATGCCTTGAATATTTCTTGATCTAGCGCCTCTGCTTGTTTCATCAATTGGTTTGCTGTGTCTTACGATCACTTTAACACCTTCAAGTTTCTGTTCACTTGTTTTTGTTGATCCTTGTAGTGGTGTATAACCTTCTGTTTGTATATCCGTCATTGTATCTTCCTTACCTTGATCAATTTTAAATGCATAATTTTTTGGCTTTAGTTCTTTACCAAAAATTCTATGATCAAAATCTAACATATAACTTTTAGAAATATGCTTTATGTTATTTATAATTCCTTTGATATTTTCGTCAGTTTTTTCAGAACCCTGATGTAGCTTGATTTCGCTATTATCTGGATCTAAATGTACCATGTAATTTGGCATTTTTACATAAAAATAGCGAGATTCTTCAGGATTCACTGTTTCGTTACCTGTTGCTGAATCAAACATCTGTACATCATGCCCAGATCCCTTGATAATCTTGAATATTTTGTTTGCTACTGTGTCAAAATTTACTGCCATACTATTATTTATCCTACACTACCAATATATCCTACCCATGTGACTTACCCTATTAAAGCTCTCTTCCTGTTTAGGTACTGAATGATAGCTTCTATCTGTATTAATATAAGCAAAAAATACTCCTGGTAAACATGGTAATTGTTTAGTTTTTGGTCGCCAATTACTTTTGTCTTCGGTTAAATCATGCATCCATAATCCTGTGTGCTTAAAGTCAGCTGTGTCTGGCAAATATAATTGATAAGTTATACACATAGTATAATTTTCATTATTATCATCATTTATATTTTTTAAACAATGCATATCAGTGTGCGGTGGTAAACTTGCACCTTTTGTATGCCAAGTATTTGTTTGATTTACCAAATATTTTCTAGGTAGCTCATAACCTAGTTTCTTAGATAATGTTTTACAAAAATCATCACTAGAAAAATGCTCAAAATTTTCATTATCATTAGATATCCTTACACACCCTTTCATGTCTGGATGATTATCATAATGCCAACTAAACTTATTTTGAATTTGTTTGCTTAATTCTATCGCTTGATTTACTTCCAAATAATTTTCAACAACAATACATTGCCATGGCTCAGTAATAACTGTAGATTTTTTTATTTTTTCTAAGTCAAACATTTAATTCTATATAATTATTGGCATTGGCTCTTGATGCTCATCATCGTCATCTAACCTTGCTCCTAAAGATTCTTCCATTGTAGCATCATATTTGGTTAAAAAGTCTGTCATACGTACTACTAATAACAAAGCTGACACTAAATCATCATGTTCACCTGATTTAGCTTCGAATGAATTTCCTTTTGCAACAAAAACTTTAAGTTCTCTAATTAAAGGTTTTGAAAAAAGCGTAATTTTATCAGATTCGACCCATGCTTTTAATTTTGAACAAGCAGTGACCTTTGATTTATTTGTTGTATTATAACCTTTACGTACCACTCTACGTTGTTGTCCACCTTTACGTGGTTCATGCAAGAAATATCCTGGGAATTTATCTTCTCCCATTTCGTCAACAGTTACAATTGCGGCTTCACCGAGTGTATTATTTTCAATAGTCCAATAAATTTCTGGATTTGGTGTGCCCATTGATCGTAACTGCTGATCTATCTCTTTGAGTATGCTGTGCATGACTCTAACTTGCCCCTGGATTGGCGTTTTGTTGTGTTGCCATTCAGCAACCTGTTTAAAATCTGGTAAACTAAACACTTGTATGGCCGCAAAATCTCCACCTGTACCTAAACAAGGATCTAATGATACAACATAACTGTTTCCTTTTTGTACTTTTTGATACCAACGTACTTGTCCGTGTTTGACCAAAGGTTGTGTACCTTGTAACGTAATTAATTTTATACCATCAATCAATGTTTCGTCAAATGCAATAAATTCACACTCGTGTTCTCTTCTAAATCTTTCTTCACCAATACGTTGTCTTTCTTCTTTTGCCCATGATTCATCTCTTTCTGGGTGCTGACTCCAGTGTACAAACTTTGGTCTGAAACCATTTAGTCCTACTTCTGCTGGATTTCCATATTCATCTTGTAATTTATTAGCACCTCTCCATATTTGTGCAAATAAATCATCATCATTGTTTGGTGTAGATGTAATAATACATTTACCACCTGTTGATAAAGTTGGTGATAAAGAAGTCCAAAATTCTCTTGCTTTATTTTGTGGCTCAACGAATGCAAACTCATCCATGTATATCATTGAAATGGACATACCACGTCCTGTTGTTTCTGTTGTTGTTTGTGCCATTATTCTTGATCCATTGTCAAAATCCATAGAACCTTTATTGTATGACGTTACTCCACATCTGATATAATCTGGACATTCTTCATATGCAAATCTCACACGTTGCATAATATCCTGTGCACCTTGGTATTTGTGTGCCGCAATTAGTATTAATACGTCTGGATTAAACATAGCATACCATAATAAGTACCCAGCCGCACAGGTTGTTTTACCTGTTTGTCTTGCACACATGGCAATTGCAAATCTATAACCGTTATATGTTTCTAATAATTCTTGTTGGAAAGGATATGGATCAAATTTCATACGTCCTTTGGTAGGATGTTGAATCCACATGTGTGTTTTCATAAAATGTAAGTAACCTGTTTCTAAATCTGCACACTTTTTTAAATCTTGTAACTGTTGTTCTGTGTATTTAGATTTTGAATATGCTCTTTTGACTAGATTACCTTCTAAAACTTTACTACGTGCCATACTTGTATTTATGCTAATTAAATGCGTACTTAATGAATATTGAAAATATCGTCAATAGGATTGAATTCTACTTGTTTTAAATGTCCAGCATATGATAGATAAATGTCTTTGATACGTGCATCAATGTTATCGTTCCAATAATTTAAAAATTCATGTGCTTTTGGAAACTGTGGAGGTATGTCATCAAATTGCCACATGAATAGTTGTAGAATGCTTTCATAGTCTGGCATCCAATAATATACTTTTATTGTTGTTATTCTTGTATCTTTGATTATTTGGTCTCTGATACGCATACAATTATTTATGGTATGCTAGGTGATATATAAAATAATAAGATAATACGTTAAGTAGTGCAAACCTTGATCAATTGATGACAAAAACCAATATGCTTTTTCCGGAGACTTAATATTAAATTTTTTTTGCGTTCTACTTTTTAAATGATCAATGTGCCAATGTGCTACATAATCAAATAGCCCGACTGCTATTGCTAAATGCCAAGGTATAAAAAATAATAAAACAAACATAGTACCGAGACCATGTTGCCAATAGTGTATTTGTGCCGATAAAGATGTGTAAGTTGATTTCTTTTGCTTGTAAGTTAGTAAACTTTGAACCCAAAGGTCAATAATACAATGCTTTACAAGTAGCAGAAAAAATATACTGCTTACTGTTAGAGCCACTGTAATTATTCTTCAAGTTTAAAGTTTTGATATTCCTGTGCTAAACGTGATTCTTTTTCTTCTAAAGATTCATCAGTTGCAATTGGATTATCACCTGATCTTGCAGGAACAAATTTTAACTTACGTTGTGCTTTCTTGTATGGTGTTAATGCATCAATGTCAATTTCTTGCTCATCTGGTTCATTAGTACCAGCAACTTCAACTTCTTCTTCTGCAACATCATCAGCTTTAGGTGTTACAACAAGAACAGTTGGCTGAATACCAGCAAGTGTAAGTAATCTTGACAATGCATCGTTTTCATTAATTTTGTCTGACATTACTTTTTCCCTTTCGCAATATAGCTTGTAACTTTTGATTCTTGTAAACCAGTTACTACTTCGACATTGCCGCCTTCTTTTTTCTGAGCTTTAGCAAGTCCTTTTAGGAAATCTTGTTTTGATTTTTCATCGTGTACAATACCGGCTGTATCAGCTGACTCATCTTTTTTATAATCTTGACCCATAACAGGCTCATAAGCGTCATCTGATTTTTCAGCATTTAATTTATCTTGTTCAGCTTGTAAAGGATCACCTTCGTGACAAACAACAACTGACTCATATGGTAATCCCATATGATCTGACAAATGTCTTGATAATGTTTGATATGAAATTGGCATAGCAGTTGTAACTTCAATGATTGTTACTTCTGTGTTAGTAACATTTGCTGGAAAATCCAAAGGATGTTCCTGCATGATAGTTTTTTTAGGGCTACCAATTTTTACTACATTGTACGGAGACAATGCTAATTCCATTGCATCTAAATGTGAGTCTTCAAGTATACCAGCAATCTTCACTTTAAAAGTGTACTCTTTTACTGCTTCAGTTAGATATTCTTTAAATGTTTTCATCGTTAATTTCCTATAATTTTATTTATCTTTTTTATCGTTATCTACTCTATCTAAGATTTGCTTTAGTAATTCATTGCGATCGCCCACAACATACCCTTCTCCTTCAACAATATCAGCTGAATTATCGCTTGTTTTGTTCATTTGGTCCACTCTTTGTTTCTTTAATTGTAATTCAACCATGCGTAATTTTTTTTCTAATTTAGCATTTTTGGCTTCAACTGCATTTTTAAGCATTGTAGACGCAACTTCAAACAGCTTTCCTGAATGCCTTACTTCAACATTCATTCCTAAATTCATCAAATCTTGGTATGATTTCATTGCTTCTGTGGCGTATGTGTCCATATCTTTGTCTTCAGCATCTAATCCAGTAACTTGTGGTAATGCTCTATCAATTTTTTCAGCAGTTGATATTGCTTTTAAGATTGGTGTTGTATCGGTGTTCTTGATGCTTTCTTCTTTAATTTGCTTACTACTTTCCTCTTGAACTTCTTCACTGCTGTCTTGGCGTTTCGTATCTTCTGTTTCCCCGACATTCTCTTGCTCATCTAAACCCTCCTTGGCTTGATCGATAATATCTTCCATTGGTATTTTGTTTTCTTCTGTCATAATTAGTACCTATTAACTACGTATATAATTATTTATCTCTTTAATTTGTATATTGAATCTTCATTAAGTATTCTAAACATGATGCCTTTGCGTTTGCACCATTCTCCTGCCGCTTTCCATTTTGCTCTGTTAAGTGCAATAGTGGCTCTGTCTTTAGTATTTTTTGCCGCCTCTTGTAAAGTTTGTGCTCTTGGTTTTACTTCTATCATTTCAGCACGTGGTCTTCCATTTTTGGCCAAATATTGTATTAAGAAATCTGGAACATACACAGTATACTTACCAGTGAACGGATTACGATATGGTATTTTAACAGGCTCACTTGACCACGCAACTATTTTTGGATTGGTATCACAAAACTGCATAAAAGCCGCTTCCCAACTTGATCTGTATATTGGTACACGTTGTCCAACATACTTACGTGGATTTTTAAGTTCATACTGTCCTTGTTTAAAATAAGCCATCAATAGTATTTAACACTATTAATATGCAATCATTCTTTTTATATGATTAGGTGTTTGCGAAACTGTTATAACTGTTCCAATTTGACTGGTTATTGGACGATAATGATTAATAAGTGTTAATCCTAAATCTGAAAATGCAATTGGATCTGTTGTTGATTGAAATAAATCATCAAAATTAATATTTAAAGTTTTTACAGAATCAATACAAAGTAATGCATAAGCCTTTGCAATCTGTTCATTCATACCTGAAGCTGTAAAAATACCAAGTATGTAATCATACTTTGCAGGTGACAGTTGTGATTGTATACCACCATATTGATTTAGAATTAATGTTGTAACGTCCTGTGCAGATAAATTAGGTTGAGAGTTTTGAATAGCATTAAAAACATTACCAAATAGTGCAACTATTTGACTTTCACCACCTACTCTTGCTGTTATACTTGTACTTTGATTTGACATAATTTATCCTATTCGTAATCGTCAACGTATTCACTTTCTTTATACGTTCCGCCTCTTACTGCATTTCCATTTCCATCTTTTATAATTTTACCTGAGCCATCTTTAACATATCCTACATTTTTATGCTTTTTAAAATTTTTCGAATCTGCATTATATCTTCCATCTCCTGGTCCAAGGTTTTTAAATTTTTCACCAAGTCCGCCTGCAAAATTAGTAAAACTATTTCCACCTGATTTACCACCTGAACTAAAACTTGACACTGCTGATTTAGTTGTACTGTATACCGTTGACGATATTTCGTTTATAGCATCACTAAAAGGCGTTGAACTTATGTTTCTAAGGTTTCCGTTAAATGCCGCACCAGCTGAATTTATTTGATGATTAAAATTTCCAGGTAAACTTAATATTGATCCTGAACCTGATGATCGTGCAGTTTGCTCATCTGGTATTGCTGTTGTTAATTTAGTCCAATCATATTCTGGATTTTCACTTGTACCATCACTTCCTTCTGTTACAGCTTGAGCTGTTGCAGGAGTTTCTGGCATCTTTAAACTGTTTTCAAATATTTCATCAAAGTCTACAGCAACATCATGTGATGATGCTGACATATCATAGTTTAATGTTTCATATATAACTGTTTCATACGCAAATTGTAAACCAAGTTCGACTGGTGCACTTGATTCGTATGATAAAACATCATGATCCATCGCAATAACTTTTGGATGTATGAATCTAATTAAATTATATTTTCCGCCATGCACAATAAACAAGTCTAAACTTTTAATTGGATATGTACTATTTGACACACTTGATTCTAAACCAAAATTATGTTCAGATATAAATTCATCTTCTCTTACAAGTGGATTAGGTTGATATACTCCTTTATTATTAGTTCTATCTCCACCGTATTTTGGATTTCTATTTCTTCCATCTCTTAAATTTAATTCGTATAAGTATCTCCAAAATTTCAATGCTGTATTACTCATTGTGTCATAAAAACGTACACTAACTGGATCATAGTCAACACGTCTATAAACATTTCTTTTTCTATTGTATTGATTTAATGTATCGTATTGAAAATTAACTTTTGGTCCATCAATTTGTTTTACGTTAAAAACTAATGCACGTCTAATTGTTTCCATAACTTGTTGACGTTTACTTTTTAAGTCATGGTGTTGTTTTTTTAAATTATTTTTTGCTATTGCATCTATACCGCCGCCGCCAGCAAAATTATTTGCTGTTTGTCCAGCTGTTCTAATTTCTTGATCTAAATCTTCAATATCAGCATCACTAAAAATTGTTTCAAATTGTCTGTCAGATGCTAATCTAAATGTTGCAAGGTATTCAAACTTTTGCCTTGGTACACCTGTCATTTGTACCATAGGTGCTTGTCTTAATGTAAAATTATCTTGTGCTCTTGTGGGCCCCTGTAAAACAGGATCACCTGTATCAGAAGCTGATCTTGAAAAAGGTTCTTGAGTGTTTGCTTTTGCTTCAGAGTCTGATTTTGTTTTTAAGGCGGCAATAGCGTCAGCATTTTGCTGTGCCATTACATCAGCAAGTGCTTGGTCACCACCATCTCTAACTGCGTTGATCTCTGATTCAGTAAACACCGAAGCAGTAGTATCTGTCGACGAAAAATACTTTTTCTGCTCCGGTGTTAATTTTTTTGCCGGTGTATCGTTAAACCCAGGTTCTGGCATCGTAAAAACTCCTTATATCAAATATTAAGATATACTAGTTCCAGTACCAAATGTTAATGGGAATTGTGGGAATATTTCTCCGCCGCCTGCACCAAAGTGTGTAGCATTATCATATCTCATTGTCATGATAACTTGTACTGGTTCTGATACTGCGTAATCACCATCTGAGTAATCTACGTTTTGTAAGAAACAACCTTCTAGATTCCATTGCTCTAATTCAGCATCATTTGTACCATCTAAAATTTCAATTTTAGTTGTAAATTTGTACTGACCGCCACTGATTGGACCAGTCTGTTCAAAGTGGTTCATCTGCTTCTGAACTTGTTGACCTGTTAATCTAGAGATACTGTTGTTAATGTCATCACGTAAAGTAAGTGTGATTGGTTCCCAAGTGTGTTTACCCATCAAATATGCTACTGAGTTGTAAACGTGTACAGGTACTTCTTCGTGTGTAACTTTTGGTCTAGTCACATTCATAACTTGTTGTGTTAAGTCAATCGGACTTGCACCAATGTTACCAAAACCTGTAAAACGTACTCTAAAACGATATTTAAGTTTAGGCTGTAAAATACCGCCTCTACCTGTAGCACCGTCTATTGGTACGCCGAATTTGTTTAATGTAGCCATTGTAATCTCTCCTTACAAATTAATTTGTATTAATAGTATTTAGCAAAATATAGGAAAATTTGGAAAAAAATTTGAAGTTAAAGGGTAAAAAAAAGGCTACTGTATCTCTACAGTAGCCCTTTTTGGTGTATTTTATCTATTAACTATAGCTCATATTCTCACCAGTGTTCTTTATTCTGACCGGAATGTATATAAATTCTGCCGCTTTTGCTGGCTGAATCGCTACATCGATCCACATCTGGTTTGCATCAATACGTGTTGCTGTGTTGTTTGTTTCATCACAAACTACTAAGAAATCGTATAATGCTCTTTTTGAAGCCAAGTCTGCTAAAAATCTTTCAAAAGTATCTGATACTTGATCTCTTGTCATTCTGTCGTTTAATTCAAACAAGAATGGTTTTGCAAGTTGATCAAATTGATATCTTAAGTAACAAATCAATCTACCTACATTAATTCTATCAAGTGCTGATGCTGTTGAATGTAAAGATTTTTGCCCAAATACTACTAAACCTCTGTTTGGCATAAAAGCAATTGGATTAACTTTTTTAGAGTATAGTGTGTCTCTTGAACCTTCACTTAATACAACTGGATTATATTCGCCTGATGTTGGGTCAATATAACCAACTGATGAAGCATTTGATACCAAGCCTCTTTGGAAACCTGCTGGAGCAAACCATTGGAATGCCGCATTATCGCTTGAAGCAATAGTTCTTAATGCTACGTGTGAAGCAGGAACAACAACGTTGTTACCACTTAAATCAGTTGTTAATGCTGATGGATAGTATACAGCTGAATATGTATGGCTTGATACTAATCCGTCTTCACCGTTAGTTGTTGCATTTGCGTTATTTGACATCCAGCTAGATACTTCTGAAGGAGTTTTTAATCTAAATGGTGCGTCAAGTATAATATACGCAACTTCTTTTTTCGCAGTGTTAAGTGCAATCATTTCATCATATGTTTCTGGATAACCAGGACAAGCAATTAAATTAAAGAATCTTGATTCAGCTCTAATTTCATCGTTGCCAGTGAATGCCGCCTGCATGGCAGTTACTACAACTTGTCTCTGTGCTTTTCTACCCATGTACGGTGAACCATCTGGTTTGTTACCAGCCGCATTAATCCAAATCGGACCAATGTCACTACCGTTTACTATGTATGATGTTTTGTATTCTTTAACATTGTAACCAGATACTCTTGTGTTGAATAACATTGTACCTACTGCGTAATTAGCCGGACTAGGTGCATCTGTACTGAACGAAGCGTATGCTGAACCCCAACCTTGATCTGCTGTTGTTGTACCAGCTGGGTTACCTACTGCATCACCAAACACAATGCCTGAAGCTGATGATTGATCAGTATTATCAATTAATACCCATTTGCTTGTACTTGTATTATATTTGTAAATTTTTGGATATGCTTCTAACTCATTTGAGTCAATCCAAATGTCACCGTTTTCTAGTGCTGTACCATCTGACTGTTTAGTTGGTTCTGATGATACCATTTGTAAGTCTCTTAAGCCTGACGCTTCACCGTTTGGTCCTGTGTTAACTGAACCTGCTGTGAATGTATCTTTTGAGTTAGCGTATGCAAACCATTTCATTGTACCACTGTCATTTTCAGCAATATACATATCTGCTGTTAAATTAGTGTCATACCATAAAGTACCATCTACAGGTGAACTTGTAGGTGCATTTGCTGATGCTTCGTATGATAAGTTACTCCAAATTGACGCCATGTACCATGAGTCAGAACCTGAAGCCATATTATCTGTAAAGCCTAAGTTTGCTGTTGTTACACCAATTGTATTACCTGCTGTTGTTGTATCTTCGATCCAAATGTTTTTACCATTTGTTCTTTCAAGTTTTAAATATTCTTTTGAACCTGAACTTGCTTCAATTGAAGCTACAACTTTTTTAGCTGTTAATGCCGCATCATTGTTGATACCTGCAACTATTTCTGCAAGTGTTACATTTGATCCTGCACCGCCTGCCGCTGTTACTGTTACATCAACGTTACAGATGTTTACTTTTAATCCATCTTGTGAACCTGTTAAGTTAATACCTGTACCTGAAAGATCAGCTGTCCCAGTAGCTGTTGTTGTAGTAGCTGAACCTCTCAATTTGATTTCGTATTGTACTTCTGGTGTTGTGTTGTTTGCTGTTTGTTTGTATGTTGCATTGTCAATTCTATCATTGTTCCATGCCGCATCATTGTCATCGTCAAACATTGTGTATAATGAGTTTGCCGCTGGTGTTAAGGCTGTAACAGCATTGTCATCATCAGCATACATTGGTGCTGATACAGATGACCATGATGATGTTGATGTTGAATAGTATTTTACTACTACATTAGCACCACCGCCTACTGTTGTTGTTTTAACCCAAATTGAACCTGCCACTGAAGCACTTGGAGCCGAACCTGAACCTGGTTGCATGTAAACAACTGGAGTACCTGTTTTTGCAGTTACCCAAGTGTCAGCACCTACCTGGTACCATTGTCCTGAAACTTTTTCCCAAAGTTTTGCCGGAGTTGCTGAAGCAACTACAACAAAATCACCGTTTGCACCGTAAGTGTTTTTTGGTGATTTTTCAGTGTCATTATTAACGTTTGATGTTGCTGATGAACTAGGTGTATCAGTTAACACAGCCGGAGTAATTTTGCTCCAAGCTGATGCTGATGCTTGATATACACCCCAATCAGTTGATGCTGTATCTAACCAGTATGTACCATTTGCTGGTGCACTAGTTGGAACAGATGTTGAACCTGTAAGTTCTGCTAAATCTACGTCAGCACGAACCACGTATGCTCTATTTGAAATTCCTAAGTATGAATAAGCGGCTAATAAACCGTATTCATTTCTTTCATCACCTGGTAACATTGTTGAACCAGCTGAATAAAATGTTGGTGTACCGAATGTTGATAACAGTTCTCTCTGTGAACCAATCAAATACGCTTTACCCACGTTAGCACTTGTAGTACCTACTGCTGTATAGCCTGTTTGACTTGGATCAGCTTTATCTTGTGCTGATGCCACAACAAATAGTGGTACTGTACCTTGTGCCGCGCCGGCGTAAAACGATTCATCAGTTACTGTAACTGAAACACCCGGTGAAACTAAATCTGGCATTGTAATCTCTCCTTCATAAATTATGACAACTAACTGTTGTCATGTTATACATTATTTATTTAAAGTAGGGTAAAAGAGGGTGGTTTAAGCACCTATATTTTCCCCTTTAAAAGGGTAGTAAATACAGTTATGACAGATAATAGACCATTATGCGTTAAATGTAAGTCTAGACCAGCCGCCTTTAATTATAAAAAAGGTGATAAAACATATTATCGTAAAATGTGCGATAAATGTATTCGCATAAGCAAAGGTAAAGGTGTTAGTTCTACAGCTTCTTGGCAACAAACAGGCTATAAGAAAAAAGCCATATGTGAAAAATGTGGCTTTAAAGCTAAACACTATGCACAGCTAGACGTTTATCATATTGATGGTGATTTACGTAACAGTGCTTGGAATAACCTAAAAACTATATGTGCAAACTGCCAACGTATTATGACTATGGAAGAATTTAAATGGCGTCAAGGTGATTTGATGCCTGATAATTAAAATGAAGTTTCTGCTCTTTTTTTATCTTTGACATTAGATAAAACTTTAACTACAGAGTTAATTTTATCATGCAACTGTTCTAAAGAACCATTGTTTTCAATTATAAAATCTACTAGCACACCAGTATGATCCCATTCACTTGCATGTATACCAATATCAGCTAATTGTTGTTCAGCAAACGAATCACCATCTTGTGCTTCTTTAGCCAAACCTGTCCAATGTGGATCACTACCTCGTTTTACTCTAATTGTAAATCCACCCATTTGTTTTACAAATGCAAGTTCATTTCTAAAACGGCAATCAGTAATAACAGTTGGTTTTTGACCTCCTGCGATGTATCTATGCTCTAAGCTGTCTAACCAAATTTTATGATGGAAGTGCTCTCTAAATAATTCTGTACCAACAATTTGTAATGCTAATCTTGGAGTAAAATTTTTAATGTTTAATTTAGATGCCCAATACGGGTCAACACATTCTCTAAAATGTCTACTATGATCAGTATCGCCTTCTAATGTTTTTCTCGGCCAATTAAATATGTTTGCTGTTGCATCTTTTAATGGTGCCGCAAATGAATCTTTTTTGTATCCGTGCTGATGTTCGAATACTTCTGCTACAGTATTTTTACCACTGCCAATCCAACCTACTAGTCCAATAATCAATTTACCACCTCAATTTTAATTGCGTTGCAATATCTTCGCTATCAACTTTTACAGTTAATTCATCACAACCAGCATCTTCCCAATGCCAGTCTTTTTCATATTTGTATCCAAGCATACCCATATAATTTGCTACTCTGGCAACTGCATCAACTTCTCTATAATTGGCATTTAGGGCTCCGCCTTCAACACTAGTTCCTGTTGACTGTCCTATGTACTCGTCTCTTTTGGAAATTTTATCTATGTCTAAAGTAACTTCAATCATAGTTACTATAGTATAACATTATTGATATCTTGTCAAATGAAATTATCCAATTATTATACCAAGTGGATCACCACCATCTGTATAATTCCTAATTTCTTCTTCTAATCTATCCATTGATGATTGTGCTTCTGCTTTTAGATCAGCACCATTTAATGTTACTCCGCCTTGGGCACCTGGTAATTGGCCAAATTTTGATCTTGCTTCACCCAACATCATTTTACATTGTGCAAGTGCATATTCTCTTATCCATGACTTTGCGTATGGATCATCTAATAAAGTTTCATCTGTTCTGACCATATAAACTTGAAGTAATAGTGTTTCATCATTTCTTGGTCTTCTAATAATTGTAAATTTTTTTGTTACTGTATCCCAAGTAAAATTAATTTTATTACCAAATAATCTACCAATTGTTTCTTGGTATTGACTGAACGCTTCCCAAGTCGTTAATCCACCAATTCTACCTGCTTGTAAAAAATATAAGTTAGTATATGCAATTTCAAATGGATCAACATCAATTCCTGATTGTTGGTCTGAACCTAAAGCACGTCTAAATGTTTCACGTACTTCAATAACTTCTTTTGGCAATGTGTATTCATTTGTGTCTTTTTGCATCTGCAAAAATAATGTTGCTTCTTCGTTAGCATTTGATGATCTTTGTCTAAATCTATCAAAAGCTAAATCCAATCCTTGATTATAATGTTTAGGATCAAGTTCAACATCAACCATACCATCACCAAGTAGGTTACGTATATCTTCAATAATTTTATCTCTATTTGATTTCTCTTTGGCCATTTTAATATCCTATACTTGTATTTATTTTATTATTGGAAAATACGGACTAGTACAGTTTCCTTATTTAGGCGTCCGTTAAGTTTAGTTTCAGTAGTACTTAATGCGTTAAAGGTGTTCTTAATCGCTTGTAAACCCCCCGTATTTAGCTTTTCCAGGACTTCTTGGGGTTTACGTACTGTTTTCTGTAAAGCGGTGCTTAAATCGTAATTTAACAGGGTTGTGCCTTTAAGTGTTAATCCATGATGTTTATGTGTAGCTTCATATATGCCCAATTTCCTGTTTTTAGTATTGAATACTACAACTGCCGAACATCCTGGCAAATTGATTGGTAATTCTGATACTAATTTTAAATCTTTATCTTCTGTTTTGTATTTTACTTTTGCCGCCATTTTTTCTTTTGATGGTGGCTTATATTTACGAGGTTTACGTTGTTTCTTTTTATTTGCTTCCCATAAGTCACAATCTTTATATACACGTTCCCACCAGGCAATATGCTGTTTCATTTGTACTTTTGAATACGATTCAAAACTTTCTACGTAATCTTGTTGCTCATCTGTACGTTGACTTGGCTTTATATCCCTGTATTCTAAACCTTTTTTCTGCTCATCAATATACACATCCACATGTGATTTAACTATTTTCATAAAAGCACCAGGTATATCATTAGCAAGAAAATAATGATATGCTTTAAACTTCTTTGGATCCTCATCTCTTGCCCAAACATTTTCAAAAGCGTCATCAATATCACCTATAATAAACATTGATCTTCTACGCATACGATCTTGTATTGAAGGCTTTTTGGGCTTTTCTTCAACTGGTTCTGCTTCTACAACTGGTTGCACTTCTGCCGGCTGTTCAGCTACTTCTGGTGCATTTGTACTGCGATCTTCGTCTAAACGCCTTAAAAAATCTGGTATATCCAGTAAATTATTATCTTTCACTTTTTTATCATCCATACTGCTATATATACTTCATTATACATAATTCACTAGTTTTGTCAATCTTTAGTTGAATAAATACTTACATAAAAGGATATTGATATGCCACGACTCAGCTTATGGAAACCACAAAAAGGTAATGATTACAAAATGATCGACCGTGTGATCCGCGAACATTTTAATGTTGGCGGCACTGGTGTATTCATACACAAATACCTTGGTCCACATGCTCAAGCAAACAGCACAGATGGCACACAACCTGACAATTCTGTGGTGCGTCCTAACAACATACAAGACTTATTATTTTTAGAAAATAGAGATCGAAAGTATGACGCTGACGTATATGATATGCGTGGTGTATATCAGGTACAAGATTCAGATTTTGATTTAACACAATTTGGTGCTTTTTTATCTAACGATACTATCTATATGACATTTCATTTAAATGATATGATTGACATATTAGGTAGAAAACTAATGAGTGGTGATGTATTAGAATTACCACATCAACGTGACGACACTATGTTAGATATGGCACGTTTAGAGTTTACCACAAAGCCAGCAAAAAAATTTAGAAAAGGCGAAACCATTACAGGTGCAACAAGTGGTACAACTGGTACTGTGGTAAATTATAATCACAACGCAAAAGTTTTAAGAATGGTTACTGATGGTGACTTCACAGTTGGTGAAACTATTACTGGTACATCAAGTACAGCAACAGGTGATGTTTCAGCTTATTACCCAGAAGGACCACAAGCAATTAATAGATATTATGTTATTGAAGATGCCGCAAGAGGTAGTGAAGGTTACTCTCCTACTTGGTATCCACACATTTGGAGAGTTAAATGCACTCCATTAGTAGACTCACCAGAGTTTTCAGATATACTTGGTACCGGTGAACAAAAAGATGATCTAAAGAATTTGATTTCAACATATCAATCAGAAATTGATATAGGTGATGCTATAGTTAATCAAGCACAAAATGAAGTTCCTAAAAAAGGATACGAAACTGCACATCTATATGTAAACAAAGCTGACCAATTTATTCCTGGTAGCTTGTATGGACATTGGCAAACAAATGTTGCGTCATTTAAATTATACAAGTCAACAGATACAAATTGGGAAACTTTTGATTACTTTGTAAGTTCAACGGCACCAACTGCTAATTATAAAAACGGTGACTATTGGTTAGACACAACTAACACCAACTGGGGACTTTATGTTGGTAATGGTTCTGTATGGAACAGCCAAGCTGTATCAGTAGTTGACTCAGCAAACATTGACGGTGGTACTAAAACACCAATATCATCATATGTACCCTCAACTGATTATGCTGTAGTAGTTTCAGATAGAAACGTTGGTGCAACGTATTTCAAAAAAGTTACAAATGGTTCGTGGGTAAAAATTGCAACTGATTCAACTACAGTAGCTTTACTTGGTGTTGATGTTGCTATTGGTACAACAGCACCTACAACTAACAATAATGGAAAAATTTGGTGGAGAACTGAAACAACCAATGGACTAAACGTTTCATTTAAAAAATATTCATCAACAACAGATAGTTGGATTACTGAAGATATTAAATTACATTCAAGTCAAGATTCGGCTAATAATGCATTTGGCTTTAGTAATAAAGTTGGCGTACATGCCGGATCGGCAACACCACCAAATGGTATTGCTATAGCACATACTGGTGCAAGTTTTCCTGCTTCATTAAACGATGGAGATTATATATTACGTACAGATTACGAACCAAATAGATTATTTAAAAAGGTCGGTAATAGATTTATTAGAATATCAGATGATCATAGAGGTACATTCTCAGCGGCTAACAGAATATTAAATACGTTTGTAGAAAATACAACTAGCAATGCACAAACACCTGATGGCAAACAGCAACAAGGGTTAAGTAAAGCAGTTAAACCTAGGACGGATGTATAATGGCACAATTTTGGTACGATCAACAAATAAGAAGATACTTACTACAATTTGTACGTATCTTTAACGGCTTTCAAGTACAAAGCGGTCAAAAAGATGCAGGTGGTACTGCTTCACAAGTTTATAGAACTGTGCCAATGCGTTACGCAGATATGTCAAGAATGGTTGCACATGTACTACGTGGTAATACAGAAAATGCATTAAATTCTACACCGTTTATGACCTGTCATGTTGCTAACTTAAATGTTGCAAGAGAACGTAGACATGATCCAAAATTAATTTCAGCACAACAAATTCAAGAAAGAAAATATGATTCTTTAAATGATCAATACACAGCAGAGCTAGGCAATACATATACCGTAGAACGTTATATGCCTGTGCCATATGACTTAACTATTAATGTTGATGTTTGGTGTTCTAACACTGAGCAAAAATTACAGCTATTAGAACAAATTTTAACATTGTTTAATCCAACTGTAGAAATACAATCAAATACTAATCCATTAGATTGGACTAATATTACTGTTGTTGAATTGATTGACATACAATGGTCATCTAGATCAGTACCACAAGGTGTTGATTCACAATTAGATATCGCTACACTTATTTTTCAAGTTCCAATTTGGATTAATCCACCAGCAAAAGTTAAAAAGCAATCAATTATAAATTCAATCATTAATAGAATACATCTAGATGATAATTTAACTGACTTAGAATATGATAAAAATATGGCAGACTTTTTTGCACAATTTAGTAACCTTGAAGAAATTGTTGTTACTCCACAAGACACACAAATTGACGTTAGTGGAAATACAATCAGTTTACTTAATGCACATGGTGTAAACGAAGGTTATTCATGGAAAGAATTTTTTGAACAATATGGCGAATTCCAAGCATCGACATCAAAAATAAAACTAAGAAGAGCATCCGATATTGAAGATTCGACACAAGACATCGTTGGTACTATTGCTTACAATCCAACAAATGATAATCAATTGATCTTTACAATAGATTCAGCAACACTGCCAACTAATACACAAACAGCAGTGTTAAAAATTATTGACCCACAGAAAAATCATCCAGGTGATGGAACACTTGCCGCGGCGGCAAACGGTCAAAGATATTTAATAATTAATGACATTGCACAAGGATCACAAAATTGGGGTAATGTAAGTGCTTCAGCAAATGATATCATTCAATATGACGGAACACAATGGCAAGTATCATTTGACGCGAGTGTAAATGGTTCAACTGTACAGTACGTAACAAACACTGCTACAAACTATCAATATAAATGGACCGGCACCGAATGGATTGACACCTACCAAGGTCAATATCGTCCTGGATTTTGGATTTTAAATTTAGCAGGATAAACCTAATTGACTAGAGCATAAGTTTATGCTATAATTAAAATTATGTATGATGCAGTAGGAGCCACATTTTTATCACAAGATACAAAAAAATTTTGTTTGAATAAAAGATCAAAAAAAGTAAGCAATCCAAATACTTGGAGTTTTTGGGGTGGAAAAGTTGAAGTTGGTGAAACTGTTATAGGTGCCTTAAAAAGAGAAATCAAAGAAGAAATTGGTTTTGTACCTGAAATAATAAAAATACATCCGCTTGATATATATCAAAGTGCTGATAAACATTTCATGTATCATACGTTTGTTATAATTACTCCTGAAGAATTTGAACCAAATATGAATCAAGAATCACAAGATTATTGTTGGTCGAAATTAAATAGGTTACCAAGACCACTACACCAAGGTGCACGTAAAACTTTGTTGGATAAAAACAATGTTAAAAAACTAAAGTTAATAGTAAATAGTATTAGCTAGTATTAACAAACACTAAACAGGATAACAAATTGTCACGTATTATTAATTTTAACCAGGCAAAAATTGCACATTCTTTTGAACAATTTTCAAAGGATGGTGTTGTTACTGATGATATTTTAGAAAATATTAATGAAAAATTTCATTTTCAAAGTGACATCGATGACGTGTTAACTGAATATTCAGATAAAGATAGAAAAAAATTTTACAAAATATTATTAGATATTAAAGATGCTGTAAAACAAATGACCAGTGAAGAAAATATGGACATTCGTTTTAAATTAGAAGATGAGTATTTTCACCTGCTACAAAATTTAGAATCTAATAATTCAAAATATAAAATACCATCAATACTAATAAAGTATCGAAAAGATATAAATCCTATCAGAGCATTGAAATTTGAATTGGAAGAAATTATGTCAATGTATAGTATTGAAGATGATTATCATTTATGGCTAGTTAAAGAATTTAAAAATGATGAAAAAATTAATGAAATAATTTTTTGTGTAAAAAATGACATAATAAAAATTGTAGAAATGCAAAAAAAATTTAAAAAAGCAAAAAAGAAATATTCATATTTTGTGCTACCAATGAGCTACTATCATTGCCTTGAAATGGAAACTGATATGATTAGCTGGATTAAGACTTTACAAGAGTTTTTAGTTTGGAGTACACAAGACGATATTAAAAAACGTTACGATTAAACAACAATATTTACTAACTTAATACCTGAGTCGCTGTTGTCTTCTAAAGACTTACCAATTACGCAAAATCCTGGAGGAGTTGGACTGTCATCAGTTAATGTACATGCTGTACCTTTGGTAACGTTTGTTACAAGTACTTCACCTTTTTTAACAGGACCTTCTACTTTACAAGGAACTTTACCACGTAATGCAACTGCTACTCCCTCGCTGTCTTTATTCATTAAGTATGCTGGATTAGTTGAAACAACTCCTGCTACTCTTGAATCTTGGAGTCTATTACATGCAGTAATTTCTTTGTCACCACCAAATATAACAACTGTGCCAGGTTCATAAATTTCATCTGATTCATAAATCTCTGCCAAGTCAGCATATTGAGCCGTTGTTGCTGTTGCATAAACTGTTCCTGCCTGTATATCTGCGTTTGCTGATACTGTGATATTTGTTGCTGATTCATTACTTGTTGTCGTTGTAGCAATCCATCTATCTGAAGTTTCATCCCAGAACCAAGCCGCATTATTTTCTGCTGTACCACGTTGTACCATAATACCTGCGTCACTAGTATTGTTTGCTGGTTGTGTGTCATGCTTATTTAATAATATAACTGGATCTTCAACAGCCATATTTTGTACATCCATTGTTGTTGCTGTACCCATAACTGTTAAGTCTGCGTTAATGTTTACATTACCATTACCATTTGGTGTTAAGTTAATATCACCATTTGATGATGTTGTAATATTAACAACAGCACCTGTGATGGCGTTGCCATTAACATCTAATGCTCCACCAAGTTGTGGTGTTGTATCGTCAACAACATCTGTTGTTGTATCAATATCAGAAGCAATTACCCAATTTGAACCATTATATTTTAAGATGCTACCTGACGCTAGACCTGAAGTATCAACATCACTTAAATGGTTTATTTCCATTAAGTTAGTTGTATCTGAATTTACCCAAGCACTACCATTGTATTTTAAAATTTGACCAGTACTTAATGATCCAATTGTTGTATCTGTTAATGCTGTAAGATTGTAGTTTGCTGGTGTCCATGTTGAACCATTGTATTGTAAAACTTGGTTCGTTGAAACACCGGCTGTATTAACATCAGCTAATTCGTTTAGTGTATCAATTAAATTTGTTCTGTATTCAACTGCTGAAGCATTTACATCACTTGTTGTTATGTCAACTGTGCCTGCTGTCATTCTAGCAACTGCAATTTTATATTCAACTGCACCTGTTGTTCCCATATTGGTATCATCAGCTATTGTAAATGTGTATGAGTTTCCTTGGTATCCTGATGTTTCTACTTTGTGTATTGCACCTGCTTTGTTACCCGATGATCCATTCCAAGTGTACGTGTTACTCCAACCATATGCTGTTCCTTCAACACTTTTTAACACATAAAATCTCAATGGAGTGTTCACTGGATTAACTGTTGACATATCCATTGTAAATGTAATCAATGTTGTTGCTGTTGCATCAACACCTGCTAAAGTCAATGTCGCTAATGTTGTTGTTGCTGATGGATCTGTAGTATTAACTGTTATAGTTCCTGGTGATGTTCTTACTATTGTGTGATTTGCAATTGAAACTGCTGGAGCAGTTGGTACAAAAGACGAACCATTCCAAGCAAGATAATTTCCTGATGCAATTCCACCAGTACTAACATCAGATAACTGAGTCATTGACATTAAATTATCTGTGTTTGAATTGATCCATTTAGATGTTGCTGAGTTATATTTTAAAATTTCGTTGTTTGATGCACTTGTAATTGTTGTGTCTGTTAACAATGACATTGTTGTTACGTCTGAACTTGGTTCCCATCTGCCAGCGCCATTATTCCATTTAAGAATTTGTCCATCGTTTGGAGCAGTGTTATAGACGTTTGCTAGATCACCAATATTTGCATTGGCAATACGTGCATCTGCTAGTGTGTTTGAGAAAAATTTGTTTGATCCTTCTGTAAGATGATCAGTTGTTCCAGGTATAGTTAACACACCTGTACCACTATCGTATGCTTGTGAACCTGCTGTTGCACTAATTGCCGCTCTTGCTCTTGCATCTTGATAATATAAATTTGTTTGTTCTGGAATATTTGATGTGTTTACTTGATTGCCTGTTGTACCAAAATCAATCATTGTATTATCAACTGAATCTGCCGCTAAACTGATTGTGCCTGAAATTGTACCTGATGTTGTGATATTTTTGTTTCCAAAATCCCATCCACTAGTTTTGTAAACTAAACTTGCCGCGTTAGAACCACCTGATTCTATAACAAAACCTGAACCTGAGGCAGTCAAAGTGCCACCTTTGTTTAGTGTTA